TTCAGGGCGAAAAAAGTGATTTGTCTTTCATTCGTTAGTTTTTCTCTACCTTTTTCTCGATGCTTTTAATCGAGTCAAGGAAAGCTTTTTCTACCGAGGAAAGGGTCTTCTGTTGATACTTGCGATATTCGCCTGTAGCCTTGTCGACTGCTTGCTCGTGGGAAATGGAGCCGTTGCCTTGTAGAAGTTTTTCTCCGCCGGCGGTGAGTATTTGGTCCAGATGCTTGGACCAGTCGGACATGGTCATCGGCTCGTGCCGTTCTGCCTTGCGTTCGGCGAAGTCCAGGTAACCGGATACAATCTGCCCCATGGCCCGGAGCTCACGCTCGTCTAGATAGTTTTTGGCAATCAGCGCATCTTGAAGGCTTGGCTTGTCGCCGGAAAATGTTGTGAGCCCCATGAACGCCTTTTCTGCGTCAGCTCGGCTGTAGATGACTTCTGCCGCAGTCTGTCCGTGTACAGCGAAGTGCATCTTGTTCTGCACCTTCTTGAAAAACATGATGGAAGTGTCGGCGTGCGGATCGTAGTCGATGCTTGTTGCGTAAATGTCGAGAACCTGTCGGTAGAACACCTTCTCGCTGGCACGGATGTCGCGAATCCGCGCCAGAAGTTCTTGCCAGTAATTGCCTCCGCCCAACTTTTTTAGGCGATCGTCGTCCATCGTGAAGCCCTTGACAATATACTCCTTGAGGCGTTTCGTGGCCCACTGCCTGAACTGGGTGCCACGCAGGGACTTTACGCGGTAACCGACAGAAATAATGACGTCAAGGTTGTAGAAATTCACCTCGTGAGACTGCGTTTTGCCCTCAATCGCCCCATGCGGAGTGGTTATTCGGAATTCCCGAACAACCTCTTTTTCGTCTAGTTCTCCCTCTTTGAATACATTCTTTATATGCTCGTTGATGGTCGATTTGGACTTGCCGAAAAGGGTTGACATCTGGTCCTGCGTGAGCCAGGCGGTCTCGTCCTCAAAACGGACCTCAACGTTGATTGTTTCGTCGTCTGTCCTGAATATGACAATTTCGTTTTCCATTTCGTTTTTCATGCTACACAAATGTATACTAATTTTAATCAAATGTCAATAGACGATTCAAATTTTTTTCCCTTTCCTCGTCATATAACATGTAACCCCCTTGTAACAATTCCGTGATTTTCTAAATTTGGACGCAATACGCAATTTGTGGTAACGGATATCACGGATTGCCGCACATTGAACGGACGAGACCCTCGCGATGACGTTGACTAGTGACTTTTTGTTTGCCGGACCGCACCCCGCAGCGGGGTAACAAGATAACTGTTCCACGAGGCGAAAATGGATTCCTTTGCTCTGGTAGAAAAGAATGCCGAAAAGGTAACGGGACTATCCGTTGCCAAGCTTCGCGAGTACAGCCCGAACCAGTTCCGGAAGCACCTGGAATCGAAGAAGGGTAAAGTCTCCTTCCGCTCCTTTTTCCCTGTAATTGGTCGGGGAAACATCTTGCGCGACAGCCTTGCCACCTCCACCGAGATAGACGCAGAAATCGACAAGATTCTGGTTTGAACAGACATTCTTCGATTCAACGAAGATTCAGTGGGCGCAAAAGCAGGTTTTTTTCGAGTTCCTGAATGTCTCTGTTGCTGGCTAGTTTGTACAGCATTTCGAATGCTTCTGGGACTGCGATGATGTCTTGCAGGGTGGAGAAGGGGCGGTTGGGGAACGCCTTCTGGACAACGCTCATTGCTTCTACAAAGGCTTTGCCTTGGGGGAGGAGTATTTCTTGCCTTTGAGTGGGTTGAACCTGCGTGCTTGGTTCGAAAGATAAGAAATGTCTAATCATATTAGAAGTTTCCGAAAAGTTAAAAATCTCACGTTTCTTGAAAAATCTATCGTCAGGATGCGCTATTGTAACCAAGATTAACGCATTTTTGATTTTTTTTGATTTTCTTGCGTGAATTTCTCACGTTTGCTTGTTTTTGTTTGTATATTTATAAAAAAAGGATTATCATTATGCTCTTGCGATTGACAATGCAGAATTTTCTGTCTTTTTATAATCAGACGGAATTTGATATGTTCCCTAACCCCAAAAGGGAGCGTTTCCGTAATCATATCTATGATTTAGAAGTGCCGTTATTGAAAATGGCTGCTATTTATGGTGCCAATGGAGCTGGAAAGACAAATTTGGTCAAAGCTTTGCAGTTCCTAAAAAAGTTCACGACAAAAACAGATTTTTTTAGGTTTGTTGAATTTGATGATTATCGTTTTCAATTAAAGAATGGAAACGACGAGCCTTTTTCGCTTAAGGTTGAATTCTATGAAAAAAATTACTTTATTTATGAAGTGGATATAGGGAAGTCTGTTTCAGAGAAACTATGGATCTCTGGACTCGGTGAACAGGATGATGTGCTGATATTCGAACGATTTGGTTACGAAATCAAAGGGGATTGTGTTCCGAATGTGGAATCTTCAAAAATGCTGCTTAAGAAAAATCCCTATGCTTCAGTGTTGGCGTTAAATGAACAATTCCCAATCTTGGATCACGAGTTGATAAAGGATGTGTATAATTGGTTCAAAACCACGTTAGTCACAGTATCGATTAATTCTCGCATTGACCGATTGATTGAGTTGCTGGATTCTAATCCGAAAATGCTCGAGTTTTCAAGCTTGTTTATGAAGGACTTGGATATTTCAGATAAATTGACGATATCCAGATACGAGTTCAAGGATTGGCTGAATACAAAGCGGGGGAAAATATATAGGAATGATTTTGCGCATGGGGGCATGGGTGATATGAAAAATTATTCGGTGTCCGCCCATTCTAATAGAAGAAATGAATTCTATCTTGTTCGCAAAAAAGAGGAAGAATATGTGCAGGAGTTCCTTTTCGATCAATTAGGAGTTGATGGCTATAAGAAGGGAATGGATATTGATAGCCAATCGGATGGAACTGTTCGGCTTTTGACATTGTTGCCCTTGATTTATGAGATTATAAATATGCAAAAGGTTGTTGTCATAGATGAAATTGAAAACAGCATGCATCCTAATTTGGTTTACAAATTGCTGGAATATTTTGGCCGGTCTCCGTCTAAAGGACAGCTTATTTTTACGACTCATTTGACAAAGTTGATGGATCAGCAGAACCTGTCTAGATTGGATGAATTGTGGATTGTTAGTAAGGATAGCGGCAATTCGACCATGCGTTCCTTGAATGACTTCAAAATCCATAATACAATCAATATTGAAAATGGATACCTAGATGGACGTTATGGCGGAATCCCCAAAATTAAACAGTTAGAGGCTGTTTAGAGTGTCTGTTAGAAAATATAAGAAATCTGAGCCTTCGTTGGAGCTGATGCCGCCCCAAGTGCGAACGGCGTTTGTGGATGATGCTACGGAGAAACCTGCTCGAGAAGGAAATCTGCTGTATCAAAAGAAAGATTCTTTTGAAATCCCTAAGGCGTTTATTGTAGTTTTGTCTGGGGGCACGGTTCGGGAAAGAAGATACTTTAAATACCTAACCCAAAATCCAAGTATGTTTCCAGATTTGAGGTTTGAGTTTTTCTGTGAAGACCGTTTTGCAACGGGTATGAGACCCTTGGTCTTTGATTTGGCGGAGGAGAAGGTCAAGCAGTACAAGACGTCTGCGTCTTATGAAAAACCGGATGAGTATTATGTGGTTTCTGATGTCGATGTGTTTAAGGACCATCTGGTTTGTTTTCAGCAGAAGTGCCGAGAATTAAACATAAATTTAATTATCAGTAACCCATGCATTGAGGTGTGGCTGTACTACTCGAAAAGAGCTGACCGGTTTGATGGATTTCAGATTCCACAAATACCAGAAAAGATAAGTCAGTGTGTAAAGACTTTCTTGAACGACAAAATTCCAGGGGGAGTGAATCCGTCAAAAGCCCTGCTTGTGCTTAGGACTAATATTGAGAATGCGAAAAACAATTATTGTGAAGATACATCTGGATTCCCCACCATTTTCTCGACAAACATGTTTAAATTGGGCGAAAAATTACTGCCCTATGTTGAAGAAGGTCTGAGCAAGTTGATGAGGGGAAAGTAAGACTTTGGTGTTGCGAACCATGACCACCAAAGGTAGATTGCTTCGGTGAACCTGAGATCTTGGTCAACCAGGTCGATTAGGGCGGGGTTGACGTAAACTAGGCTGCTCAGGCACTCTATCAGGGTGTCGGTGTCCTCCTTGTCCCGGAAATAGGATAGGGGAGGTTTGTTCGCGTTGCGTGCGTTGAAGACGGTTTTCCCTTCGGTGAACATCTTGCTTTTGATGTCTACCAGTTCAAAGGGTTGACGGCGGCGGCTTTTTGCTACCAGGTGCTTGATGATTTGTTGTTCAAATTTTTTTTTGTCGTGAGGGGCCACCTTTGGTTTGAAGTTTATGTCTGCCTTCACCGGAATTGGTGTCGGTGCTTGTGCTATAGCAAGGGAGCGAAGAGTGCGTAATTTCTTCAGAAAATGGCTGTTTTTACAATTTATGTAAAACAATCGTGTGAACATTCTGTCATCTAACTTGGCCGGTGGGTATCCTTGCCAATTCCGCATTTTGTCATAGCGAACCATGTTTGATCTGAGCGATAACGTGGGATACTGTGTGCGGCCATTGCGAACCCGAACCGCTACCCGTAGTTTGCTAGAAGATTCTTTTTTTTATCATAAATCCTAGTATGATAGGACGGGTGGGGGAGTTGTTTTGTGCGTCCAATCCAAATCAATGGTAAGGGAACCGTTGAAATGGCGAAAAAGGATTATGCCATAATCGTCTTTTTCGTAAGGAATGTGTGGAACGGAATATTATTTAAGAGGAAACTGTGGTGGCGAGATTTGCACTTTTTTTGAATAATACTATTTTTACGAAAGGAAAAAGTTAATACGAATTATGAATACCTTGGAAGTCAGATTTACAATAAGTGGACAAAAGAGTGAAACCTGTTTTGCCTTGGTTAAGGACGATGACAAGTATCAACTTGTTGGAAGGGATTTGAATGGAAAAGAGCATGTCCTGAATTTAAAACGCGCGCCTGATACCGGGCTGCTTACTTTAGAAAATGCTGCTGTTCAGTTTACTGAGGAAGAAAGCGTTGTATTGGAACGTCTTAATGGACTCGCTGCGGAACTGACTGAAGCGCTGTCTCAGGGCTTAGATATAAGTGATTGCTCGGATGAAGAAAAGAAAAAACCTGGTTATACGCCAAATCAGATATATGTAGAAAACAAGCCATTCTCGTTGAGTCAATTGATAGATTTGATAAAAGATGGCGATTTGGAAATTGCCCCTGATTTTCAACGTAATTTTGTTTGGGATCGAACTCGCCAAAGTAAACTGATTGAGTCTATATTGCTAGGCCTGCCTCTTCCTTCGATGTATTTTAGTCAATATGATGATGGCCGCCTCACAATTGTTGATGGATTGCAACGAATAAATACTATAAAGTTATTTCTTGAAAATAAACTTCGATTGTGCAATATGGAATATCTTACGGACTGTAACGATTTTACTTTTGAAGAACTTAAAGATAATAAAAAACTTTCTATGTTGCAGATTCGTCGTTTTCGACAAACGCAAATTATGTGCTTTGTTATTGATTATCGCTCTCCTGCTGAATTAAAGTATGATCTTTTCCGCCGGCTTAATACGGGAGGGAAGGTGCTGAATGATCAAGAAATAAGAAATTGCATGTCAAGACGGTCTGTGCAGGAACTACTTTCTGAAATGTCGAAATTGGATAGTTTTTGTCAAGCGACCAATGGTGATGTGAAAGATACAAGAATGGCAGCGCAGGAAGCTGCGTTAAGGTTTATCTATTTCTATGATGAATATAAAGATGACAATCCTGTTGGTGCATATAATGGATTGATGAGCAATGTGCTTGATGATTGTGTCGAAAGGCTGAATAAAGGTTCTGAGACGCAATTAAGTGAATATAAAAAAATGTTTGATATGAGTATGCAAAAGGCTTCGGCTTTGTTTGGTAATAATGCGTTTAGAAAAATAAAGGCTGATGGGAAGAAGAGACCTATCAACAAATTATTGATGTTGACGGTTTCTGTGTTATTGGCAAAACATTCTAATGAATATCATACAAACAAGAACCTTTCGCAAGAAATGGCGAACCTACTGCGAGACAACGAAAAATTGGATAAGTGCATATCATTGCATACCTCAGATAAAGCAAATATAGAGTATGTTTTCAAATGTATTAAAGAACAATTGTTTGATAAATATCTTTTGACTCATGAATAACTTGAAATTTCTAATAAATGGATTCAAGTGTTTCGAACAAAACGAGACACTTGACTTCAATCAGTTGACTCTGCTTACGGGTGCGAATTCTGCCGGAAAAAGTAGTGTTATCCAGGCCTTGCTGCTTACGGAAAAAGTTGCTTTTTCAAAGAGCAATATAATATCTTTTTCGGATGAAAAATTTGCATTAGATATAGGGTCGTATGATGATATCGCCAATGAAAATTCTACGGGGGATTTGCTGTTTGAATTGGATGGGTGTCGTTGGGAGATAAAGGCCGATGATGTTGATTCGCATGAAAATGGTAAAAATGTAGCGTTCAGATCGGATTGTATGGAGGATATGAAAGGCCTTTTTTCGTCAGGTTTTTCTTTTATAGCGGCGGACCGAATGGCGCCTCATTATGAGTACAAATACTCTAATAATGAAGTTGATTTATGCGATTGTCATGGAAATAATTTGGGGGATGTCCTTAATAAGCACGATAGAGATAATGTGGACTCAAATCGTTCTTTGTTGGGAACGAGTAACAAATTGAAGATATTGCTCGATGAATGGGTTGATTATATTTTTCCGAATGTTAGCCTGCTTATAAAAAACACTGGATCTGATTCGTATAAAGTGATGGAACATGACCGCTTTGCGGCCACAAATATTGGATTTGGAATAACATACGCGCTGCCAATTCTTATTAATGGATTGTTGATAAAAAGTGGTGGTTGGCTTGTGGTGGAAAATCCAGAGGCGCATTTGCATCCTAAAGCGCAATCTAATATGGGGTATTATCTTGCTTGTGTTGCCTCTGCGGGTGTTCGGGTGATTGTGGAAACTCATAGTGAACACGTTGTTAATGGAATTCGACGGTTTGTTCTAAAAAAAGACTCTTTGCTAAAAACGGATGATGTCACCATTTATTTTTTCAAAAAAATGGGTAGTGAAAAGAAAATTGAAAAGCTGGACATTGACGAAAGTGGGAATGTGTCTGATTTGCCGGTTGATTTTTTTGATCAAGTGCGTCAAGATATGCAGCAAATAATTCAATTGGGAATACAACGTGCCAAAGAATAGCGGAAATATTTTGTTAACGAAAGTTGGCATGGATTTGATGGGTGTTGTAGAAAACAATCGTGATAATGTTGTGCAGAATTTTTGCAATATGCGAGATGAAGCTAGTTCTAATTGGAATGATAAATTTTTCATAGATAGCGAGTTCTTTTATACGGATGCCAACAGTTTGTTTAAGCATCTACATGATTTTTCAGATTATTGGAAAGGCGTGTCCAACAATGTCTTGCAGAATCTGCAACAAAACATTTTTCGTTGTCTCCCAATTGATGCAGGGAGATTGCGTAGTGATACGGAGAAACCGAATGTTTGTGGCGGTTTTGAGTATGTGGGACATCCGGAAAATGAATATGTGTATGATTGTAATACTCTCGAAATTTGGCATAATGACTGGAATAGGAAACATACCGATATTGCTGAATGGGAAGATGAAATTTTTCCGTTCAGAAGCAGAATTGTGGACATATTGAAGGTTGAATTGGGCAAAATTACTGAAAATTATGCCAATTATAAAATAACGGAAAAAAAAGAATTGTTTCGAGTTCAAAATAATGGGCTGAAAGATGAACATGATGTGGTTGTTTGCTTTTACAACTTGGTAATCAAACATAAAAGTGAAAATGAGCGCATTGCATATGTTAAAGAGATTGCTGAAAAAATATGTGAAGCGAATGGCTATTATCGAGAACGAATGCTGGAAAAATTAGAATTTGATCATGGCAATGATTATGCGGAAAGAATCTATTGTATAAAGAATAAGAGCGGCAAATATATTTTCTTAAGTGTTGATAAAAAACATGGTATGCTTGAATGGTGCGGAGACGACGGGGAACATCTTGGTGAGTTGCGGTTTGACGGATCGTCAAACACTGGAGCAGAACCGACAAGTCATAGTTTGAAATGTGTCGCTGAATGGAAAATGCTAAAACAAAAGTGTTGAATTTTTTTTTGATTCATCCCCATTAAGAGGCTTCGAAACAAAATCGTCGTTTGAAATGGTGCTGTCAAAGCATTCAACGAATCTACGGTCCGAAAGGTACATCAACTTGATAAGCATAATGTACTTCATTGAGTCGACATTCAGACTCTTCATTATGTAGGCCGCGAAACCGATAAGTTTTTCGACATCAAATAGCATATTGCACCTCTAGCGACAAGATACATTTGCTTATTCTTCGTGTCAACATTGGTATTGTGCCTCCTATGGCTTACATGCGTTCAAAAGCCATCGCTTAGGTTATTGGCGATGTAGAACTTTCGTGTTGAAAGACCACCCTTTGTTTAAAATTTTAAACAAAGTCCCCCTTCGGTGGTCAAATCGCCATTCATAACCGATTAACGGGTCAACACCTAATCCACAACACGAAAGTCATACTTTTCCTGCAAAACGGCGATGTAGCACTTTGGTGTTGAAGTAGCCCCAAGTGTTTAAAATTTTAAACAGAAGGCGTTTTTAATCGTCTTTTTAGCCCCGAAAAGCTATCGACTTATCCACAACACGAAAGTCATACTTTCCCATTTAACCACCCCGATTTCTTTCGTTTGTCTATAATCAAACACGCCCTTTGACACAAGTCCTGGGCGTTCTGGCGTTGAGAATGTCCGATTGGGTCAATATGTCATAAACAAATGAAAGAGGGGCTATTTAGCCCCTTTTTGGTCGCAGGCGACCATTCCCACGAATAGCGACAGAAAAGCCCCCAAATGGTGTTATAAATGAACCACACGCAGTTATAAAATCGTGTTGGGGTCAAAATGAAATTTTGACATTATGATACAAGTAATTATTCTTTATTAAATAGATTCTCTTAATTATTAAATAAAATTATATGTATTCTAATGTCAAAAATCTGGGCGATTTTTGAGCATTTACGAGCCCTGAACTTGCCATTGGGGTAAATCCCAAACCACCTTGAAAAGTCCCCTTATAGCGTGGTTTCCTGCCCACGAAGTTCGTATTTGACCACCCCCCACACCCCCCAAGCACAAAATCTTCCCCTGTTTTCGATTTGTGCCATTTCTGAACTCACCAATTCCCCACGGTTCCCCTGAATGCCAAATAAGCCCACATAAGGAGCATTATAAGGCGTTTTTCTTTTGAATGGCTAGATATACGATTTACGGTACGGGAATGGGATCGCTTCTCGTTTCTGGATGTCTTTCACATTCTCGGTGAACACGGTATTGGAAAGGTGTTCAAAGAACTTTCTGTTGGTGTCGAATCTCTTTCCCCATAGAACGAAATTATACCAGAGCAAGTAATTTCTCAAGTATTTGGTCGCCACGCCACGGAAGAATTTGAACCACATTTTCATGTTTGCGTGATAATTGTTTATTCGTTGGATGGACAGGTCGCCCGATTTGGTCGTGTAATCGTCTGATTTGAATTGAACGAGAGCAATTTTCATTTGGTTACACATTGGGATGTAGGATTTATTTTTGTCCGAGCACATAATCGAACGCTGTTCTATATGTTTGTCGAACGCTTGGATAAGGTGTTTGTAGCGACATTTTCCCAAGTTCGTGGGGGTCGCTATTGCTTCATGGTTGTGGTCGATTCCGCAACAGACATTGACCATTTCGTTTAATGCTTTCGGGTTCTTTTCGGGGTGCTTAAGGAGATAAGTTCGAAGTTCTGGAGCAGTCATCCCATAGAACGCCAAATGATTCCACATGTTCCCCTTGAAAGAAAGATTGAACCCTGTTTCGTCCGCTTCGAGAATACCACCCAAAACGACCTTATCGTTCGGGATGGTCAATGTGTCAAGAAGTTTGTGTCGCCACCTGAACGAAGTTTTCGTGGTGAAACCACATTCGGCGGCTGTGTGCCGAATGGATTTTCTGGATGTAATGCTACCTATAAGCTCGGAAATTTGGTCTGGGGATAGGTGGCTACGATAGAACGCAGATTTGGCTGTAGAAACGAAAGTAGAGCCACAGTCACGGCATTTATAGCGTTGGTGCGTTCCAACAGAAAAGCGTTCTATAATGTTTCCGTCTTTGTCCTTTTTCGTGTGAACACGCCTAATCTTTCCATATTTGACAATGTTCAAACACCCACATTTTACACAGGCGTGTTCTTTCTCCATTCTGTTGGATTTCATTAAATCGTCAATGGAAGTGATGCCCATGTTAAGTTTCCTGACCAAAGTTTTTCTTTCGTCAGGGTTCAAATGACCGATTAATTGGTCGATTAATTCCAGGGGTTTTTGGTTTGAAATTTCCATTGAAAAATGGTCCTTTTTTATGGCGTTTTTATCGTTGTTTTGTAAGGATAAATTTACATTATTCACTGCCAAAGGTCAATAATTTTTGCTGACAAATTAACATTTTTTATCATTTTGTAAAACTTTTTAAACAATTATAAAGGGGCGAAAATTGCTGTTTTTAGCCTAAAAACGCAGATTTTTTACATACAAAGTATTTTACAAATGTTAAAAATCGCTGACAAAATACCCCGTTTTTTCTATATTTAACATCGTTAAAGGGAACGACAAAACGCCCCTGAAACTTAAAGAAAAAGACAAAGAAAACAACGATTTTCGGAGCTATAAAGACGGCTTAAAACCCGACACCTTAGCGAAGGAAATCATAAAGAAAGCGAGGTTATAAGCATGTTTGTAAACGATAAAAAATCCGAGAATATGGCCTTCTAGCCACTTAATTTTTCTCGAAATTTAATCCCCAAACAAAAACGGATTTGGCAGAAATGCCATAATTACGCCTTCACTTTTCGTGGTGGCTATAGGGCGGATTTTGCCCAAAACAAAATAAACCATAAACAAAAGAGGTAAAAAATGGAAAATACACTGGTCACATTCGCAAACGGAAAATATGCCATTAACGCTATTGCGGTTTCTAAGCTCTTGAGAATGGGCGTATCAAAAAAACAAATCATGAGCATGATTATGGCTGGAATAAAAGTGCTTGAAAGCAAAACAGGCGTAAAATTTGGAAAATAAAAAATCAAACAATCAAACAAAAAAGGAAAAATGAAAATGAATAACAAAGAACTGAATACCCTTCGTCGTAATACAATTAAGACTCTTAAGAACGAAACAAAGTCTCCTTGGATGCGAGAAAAGTTTGAATACATTATCAACAATGGTCAGCTTTTCAATGTGGTTAATGCCACAGAGAATGTTCTCAAAACCAACATTGATTGGATTAAAAAGAACTGGAAGAATACGAAGGAATTTAACGATTATACAAAAAATGAACTTGGTCTTGAAGGCGAATGCTTGTGGGCACTTGAATCTATCAATAATGAGTTTGATACAGCCGTAACAGACAAACTGTTCAATTATGTAATGTAACCAAAAGGAGTAAAAAATGATTAAGTATTATGTTAAATTTCATTTCTATAATGGCATAAGAAACGAATTCTTTATGCTTGAAAAAGAAACACCAAAGATGCTTAAATTGGTGAAAGTTCTTAGCAAACGAGTCAGCGGTGATTGCTGGGAAGGAACAGAAATTCCTACACCTGAAAAAAGCATTGACCTTCATACATCTTTGATTAAAAACAAATACTGTTATGAACAAATCACAATCCGAAAAGGCAACAAAGAATACAGTGAATGGGACGGAAACCCTGTTCGTTATGACCATTTAGATTAACACTCATAATAAAAGGAGAAACCAAATGAAAAAAGACAAACTTGGAAAATTGCTTGAACAAATCAAAAAATTCCCTGTTTCTGAAAGCATAGCCCAAACAGAATTTGAGAAAATCAAATTGCTGGAAACCTTCATGAAAACAGCAAAAGACCCTGAAATCAAGAAACGAACCGAAGAAGAAATCAAAAAACTTCGTGAAAGCTTGGAGTTCAAACAATACGAAACTGAAAAGCGAATAACGGAATTGAACAAAGATTTCTAATTCATCGACACAAAAAAACAAGGCGTGTGAAACCCCATTTCTTTGGGGTTCCTTTTTTTTATAAATACAATATGAAGAAACAAGCATTAAAAGAATTGAACGAATATATAAAAGAGCAAACGACTCAGGAAATTCTAAAGGAAATACTCGTTATTTTATCGCAAATGAACAAAACGATAGAACGAATAGAAAAAGCACTTGACGAACACACGAAATTTGCTAGAGGGGGTTTCTAAAATGGCTATGAACGGTTCTACAAAGGCGTATATAGATGAAAAAGGTGTCTATCACCCACGACAGCCAAAGCCATGTATTCCTGAAAAGAATACACGAAAGAAAATAGATTTTATAAACTTCCTTCTTGACAATATAACGGAACCTGTTTTCACCTATAGCGACAAACGATTAAACGAAACTTTCGATATATCGGAAGAAGACGAAGGTCTTGATGTCGTGAAAATTACATTCGCCATTATGAACCACAGCCATGTAGGAACAGGCGTAAACAACAACTTTGAAACTTTCGGTCATCTCATTATGGATTATGTTCCTGAACGATTTAGGGACATTAAATTCAATCGACAGACTGACACAAAACATTATAGCACCGCATATCAGGAATCCGTAGAGCGTTTTCAGGAATGGATTTGTATGATGAAAGCGAAAATCGAAAACCACCTTTCCGAAGAGTATTATTTACAAGGTAGAATGAAAAACCTTGAAATTCTGAAAAGACGATACAAACAGAACTGGAGCGAATCAAAGACAGTCGATTTGAACGCTGAACAGAACTTCCGTATGGGTGGCGACTCAAAGATTGAATTGAAAATTACGGACGCATAGAGCCGTTATAAATAAGATATAATTTTGTTCTCTCTCTCCTAAATAAATGATTCCCCACATTGAATTTATTTCAGTGTGGGGTTTTTAATACATAATAAAAAGGAGCGTTATGGAATACGAAATAAAACTTCTACCACACCAGAAATCCCTATACAAATCCACAAAGAACATTGCTGGGCTTGTGTGTGGTCGTGGATCCCGGAAAAACAGTAATTCTTTCATGGATTATCGTCTTTCATCTATTACAGGACAAGCGAATACTTGCGTTTTCACAAACATATAAGTCGCTTTCTCAAAATCTGTTTGACGAAATTCTAAAACGATTTGACGAACTCAAAATAAAACCCCTGTATAACAAAGGGGCGATGACGATAGCCTACAATAAAGGAATTTGTTTTGGCTACAGTTATGAAAACTGCGAATCGTCAAGACGGTCTTACAGAAATAAACCTTTTGGTGCTTGACGAATTGTGCTTGGCACCAGCGGACATCTTGGCGATTACAGCACCATGTTTGCGTGGAAACTTCACACCCATTATAAGGTTTGGAACTTCACCACGACAAGGGTCTGTTTGGAATAAGTGGCTAATTGACAACATGGCGGCTTCAAACATTGAAGTCTTTACCGCCAAAATGAGCGACAACACCTTTCTTTCGAAGGAATCGTTAGAACTTTCAATGAACGCCATCACAGACGAGAAAATGCGATTACAGGAAATCGAAGGTGAAATTCTTTCAGATTATGACGAGAGCTGTATTTTATACACGACCGATTTTCCAAAGTCTTTCATTGACAACTCGGCTAATTATCCAATAAAGATAGGGATTGACGGCTCTGGTCAAGGAAGGGATAAGTCCGTTATTTGTATTCGCAAGGGAAATAGAATTATCAGCATTACGAAATACGACAAGCTCGACCCATTCGACTGTTCGACAGCAATAAAACTTATCCTCTTGAAAAACAAGTTCACGACCGAAGATGTCTATGAAATAAACATTGACATGGGCTACGGTGAACGGCTATTATGCGGTTCTTAATAAAGAATACCCGAATGTGAACTTGGTTCCGTTCGCAAGTAAACCCAATAACGAATCATACGCAAACAAGAGAGCCGAAATGTATTTCAATCTGGCGAAGGCTGTGCGAAACGGCTTGTATATAGATGACCCAATGCTAACAGAAGAACTGACGAATACAAGGTTCATGCTGGACAAGAACGACAAATATATTTTGATGCCCAAAGCCGAATTAAAACTTATCTTGAATCGTTCCCCAGATACTGCGGACGCTCTCGCATTGACCTTTTGCGATGAAGACAGGCTTTTTGAAAAACGAATAAATAAGAAGCAAATCCGTCAATATGCCCGTTCTGTATTGGGCGACCCTGACGATTGATAAATACAAAAATAAAAGAGGTGAAAAAATGGCAAGAGAATTTAAGTCTTTCTTTAAGAATGTAGGCGGAAACGAAGGAAATAAATGTATATACCCTGCTAGATTGGATGTTTATGGGTGTGGGTGTTCCCACGACTGTAAATACTGCTACGCAAAATCCTTATTGAGTTTCCGAAAGTTATGGAATCCACAGGATCCTTCCGTTGCGGACATTAACAAAATCAAGAAGCAAATAGATAAAATCGCAAATGGCGACTGTGGCACAATAAAGGCGGTTCGATTGGGACGGAATGACCGATTGTTTTCAACCAATAGAAACGACACACAAGGTCGCTTACGAAACAATCAAGTATCTAAACACAAAGAAGGTTCCTTATTTGATTGTGACCAAAAGCGATTTGATAGCCACAGACGAATATATGGGCATACTTGACAAGGACTTGGCTCACATTCAAATTACTGTAACGACAACGGACGATGATTTGAGTTTAAGTTATGAAAAAGCGGTCGTTCCAAGTAGGCGAATAAAGGCCATCGAGAAATTACAAGAAAACGGTTTCGACATCGCATTAAGATTAAGCCCATATATTCCCGAATTTGTGGATTTGTCGATTCTAAACAATGTCAAGTGCGATAAAATTCAGGTGGAATTTTTAAGAGTTAATTCTTGGATTAAAAAGTGGTTTGACATTGATTATACGCCCTATGTCATAAGTCAAAGTGGCTATTTACATAGAACATTGGCTGACAAACAGAATTTGATAAGCAAGATTACAGGTTTCAAAGAAGTTTCTGTTTGCGAAGACGAAACCAATGCTTACAATTATTGGAAAAACAATTTCAACCCAAATCCAGATGATTGCTGTAATTTAAGATTTTAATAAACCACAAAATAGGTAATGTCCGCCTAATTCCAAAGGGCATAAGGGAGCATATTAAATGAGTAATTTGGATAAAATCACAGACGAAATCAAGGCAGAAACCGAAACGGAAGACTTGAACGAAAAACCAACTGTAGAAACCACGACAGAAAACGAACGGTGGTGAAAACGATAAAACGGACAGTCCGCAAAAAGTGGATTTGAACACAATTTCAAAAGAAGACAAAATCACACATTCTTTCAAACAGCAACTCAACAAACAGAAAAACAAGTATGAAACGCAACTTGCGGAACGAAACAAGGAATTTGAAGAATTAAAAAGCCGTTTGGAAAAGCTCGAAAACCCTGACAAATACAAGGAAAAATTCAGAAACGACTTCGAGAATGATGACAAATACATCGATTACTTGGTTCAGCAACGAATGGAAAAAATGTTCAGGGAAAAAGACGAGGAAACCAGAAAACAGAAAGCCATAGAAGCCCAAAATAGGGAACGAACCAACAAAATCAGCGAACGAATAAACAAGTGCTTTGCGACCGATGAAGAAAAACAGGATTACTTGACAACAGTCCAACAGGCGTTCGACCAAGGACTTGAAGAACTTATAGACAGGGAACAATATGTTTCTGAATACATCCAAAATTCAGAAAATGGCCCTCGTTTGCTCTATGAACTCGCCACGAATGCGGACTTGGTGAAAGCGGTATTTTCACAAGCTGACCCAATGTCACGAATCATGGAGCTTAAACTCTATGAAAGGGAAATGGCGAAAAACAAGGTTCAAAAGAAAAATTCGCCTGTTGTGAATCCAAACTTGGTTATTGGTAAACCACGGAATTTCAACGAACAAGTCAAGCGACATTTTTTCTAATGACGCAGACTTAAAATCTTTTATACGAAAAAGATAAGTTCTGTTTTTATAAATACGATATGGACGCCCAAACAATAAAGCTAATTGTTTGGACTTCCAACAGTTTAAGGGGTTCTGGATTCAAAAACCACCTTCTTTTTCCATGCCCTTTAATGGCGAAAGGTCTATGGTGTAGCTGACCAAATGACCCACTGAAATGGACAGTGAATTTTTAGAAAATCATGATGAGTAAATCATTCACAAAAATTTAGAGGATTAAAAATGGAAAATAAATTCACAAACAACAAGAAAACAAAGATGGTTGCGGCTGTCGTAAGCGATAACATGGATTATGTGAAGAAATCCAAAAGTTATTTGCCTGAAAGCGAATTGAAAAATAAAAAGTATGGCAGAACCTACACCGTCTATATTCCCGATCCTGGCAAGGTGAAGGATGGTTTGGTTGCCGAACCCGATGCTATCGAAGAAGTAGAAATGTCCATCAAATTGGAAAATAAAAATACTTCTTGTGAAATTGACGCTTGGAATGAATTGACCGACATGGAAGATTTCAAGAAGGAAATCGCCATTCCACGAGGCACAAAACTCGCAAAGAGCGTACAGAAAGAAGTAATCGACTCAACTGTTTTCCAAGCCGTTCAAGCTACCGTAACATCAGCCGCAAATTTCGCTTCATTAAGTGATGTTTCTAACAAGCTAGAAGAAGTTGCTGTTGGTGGTGTAAAGGTCATGTTCAACACACCAACCGTAAACGGAAAAATCGCAGCCGCTGGTTTGTCTAATTTCATTCCTGATACAATCCAGAAAGACATCTACGGAAAGAATTATTTGCGGAGAATACGCTAACGCTTCCCAGATTTCTTTGGCAGGTCTTCCAATCGTAAAAGCTGGTGCTTCCGCATGTACCATTACAGGCACAGCAATAAGTGGTGAAAACACTTTAAGCGGAACTGTCGTTGGCTATGAGCCAATCACAGCCGTTACTTGTGCTGGTGGCAAGAAGGGCGAAGCATTTTCTGTTGCTGGCTTGAAGGTTGTCGATGTAAATGGTATGCCAACCGACCAAGATTATACTGTAATTCTAACAAGTGATGCCGACGCTAACAACAAGTGTTCTATCGCTCCAATCAGAGCTACATTGAACGCTACTGTAAGTGGTGTAAAGGTCGATAATGTAGGAAATCCAAACGCATGGTTTGACACAACCTTCAATGGTTTCTCTGCTACACCACTTTTGACATCTGGCACTTCATATTATGTCGGTGTTTGTCGTGAAGAAGACGCTTTGGCTTTCGACACATACAAGTTCTCCGACCTACCAGGTTCTGAAAATTCTACAGAAACAGTCGATGGCGTTTCTGTTAAGATGAGCGAATACGGCGATGGCTTGAACATGAAGTCTTTCGTTCGTCTTGACTGCCCATTTGCCGCTGGCGTTCCTGACGCTAGACGACAGGCTGTTCTTTATGTCAAGAAATAAAAGATAGGTGTCACTCCTTTCACCTTGAAATGTTGGCGGGTTTTCTCGCCAACATTTTTTGTTTATGGTTTATAAATACAAAGAGGTTTATAAATGATTTCAGTAAACGATTTGATTCAAAACGCTTTTTCAAGATGTGGGCTTGTTGGCGACGGACAACCGGTAAACGGAACGAAGGCGAAAACAGGTGAAAACGAATTGAAGGACTTGATTTCCGTCCTAAATACGCAGGAATACATAGCAGACAATTTTAGAGTTTTTGATGTAAGCGGAAAGAATGAAATCACGATAGGCGATTCAATGGACTTTGACATACAGGTGAAAAATCCACCAAGCACGATTAAGTCCGTTGGTCGAAAGAATGGCGACAGATTTGTTCAGTTGGTGAAAACAAACATCGAATCCATTTTCAGCGAATCACGAAACCACCTTTCCACACAATACACTTACAATGTCTATTTCGATCCCAATGCTGTCAAATCAAGGACGATAAAACCAAGTGTCATCCAATGTGAAACGGAAAACGACCTTCCGGAAGCGACGCACGACTTGATGCGGAAAAATCGCCTATGTCGTGAACATAGACAAGGCGTATATTTGCCAACAGGTAGGACAGAACGCCTTTTCGTGGCTTTATTACTCATACAGCGACTTGGATTGGTGGCGAAAATCTCACCTATACGATTTTGAATATGGCGTAATGAAAGGTTCAATCGTTCTTGATTCTACCATAAGTTCCGAATACAAAATTTGTTTCATTGACGATATAGACGAAATAGACTTGTCTAGCACATTGAACCTTCAGGACATGTATAAGTCGCTTCTCTTAACAGGATTGACTTATAGACTTGCGATTAGATACAAGCTGAACGATTGGATTTCGGTTTTCAAGGAAGATTTCGAGGAACAGAAATCCCTTATTAAAAGGGTCAATTCTTCAAATAGACCTATCGTGTGGTCAAATATGGAAGGTTCTTTTCTTGAAAATTATTATAACGGAATAAATGGCGTGGGGTGGTAAATGTCAAAGGTTAGCGTGATTTCAAATCTGATTGGCGACCAAAACAAAGCCAAGTTCCCTTCTACAATGGGTTCCGCATTGTCAATAAACATGTATCAGGAATCAAACGGACAAGTGGTCTATCAAAAATCAGTTCCACGGTATCAAATGGATTAAGCAACTTGAAAACACGAAAGAAGGGTGTCATGGTTCTTTCGTTTCTTCCACAGGGCTAGACACGAACAACAACGCCCCTGATGCGTTTTTCGTCATCCATTCAAAATTGTATAGAGTGGATTATAAGTGGGCCGTAGAGTGTCTAGGAAGCGTAAATACTGGGTCATACCCGACATTTGCGGAAACAGGTGGCGAACGACCACTTCTTTTAATTGCCGATGGCGTGAACCTTTTCTATTACAACCTTAAAGAAGGTGGTTCTCTCCATTACATAAACTTGCCCGACAGAATTAACGAACAGGGGGCAAAGATAAAGCCCACACATGTTCAGGTCGTTTCGGGTTCCATTATCGTAAACGATAGCGGTAGCGGTTATGCCTATTATTCCATACCATACCCACTTTCGCAAACGACACGACAAGTCTATAAAATCGTGAACGGAGAAGTCCAATATAAGCCCGACAACATTACGCCAGATACAGAAACAGTCCAAAGTGACCAATATGTATTTTTAGACGATTACGGAACGCCACTTTACAAGAATGGCGAATCAAATAGCGATGCCATAAGTGCCCTATATGCCATTGGTTCAAACCTGATTGTATTTGGACCGAAATCCATTGAGTTCTGGCAAAGGGGCGACGCGGAGCAATACCAAACTTGGGTTAGGACATCTTACACATTCAATAGAGAAGTGGGCCTTGATTCGCCCAAGTCCGTGGCAAGCGTGAACAACAATGTTTGTTTCGTATCAAACGGAATGAACGCTGGAAGGGCTGTATTTGCGATTTCTGGAACAGAATTTCAAAAGATTTCAGAAACATGGCTTGATGAAATCTTGGATAATTCAGATACTGACAATGCCATTGGATTCGCCTACAGTCGTTCAAATCATGCGTTCTATGGTCTATACATTCCAAACGCACAAAACAAGAGAAGCAGAACTTTCGTTTATGATTTTTCGACCCGACAATGGGCTGAAAGGTCTTCAAGAAATTTTAAAACAGGTCGTGATTTGGCTTGGAACTTGATTTATCCTGTTTGGTTTGACAACAAAACTTTATTTGGTCACATTGAAGATGGCGAGCTTGTCTATTTGGATGACAATTTCCACCGAGAAGAAATAAATGAAAGTGAGAGCGTTTCCTTGATTCGTAGAAGACAGTCACCAGTGATTTTGAACAATTACCAAAACTTCACTTTTGACGAATTGGGCGTAGAACTCAACACAGGAACAATAAACGATTATACTGTAAATCCGAAGGTTCAGTTGGAAATTTCAGAAGACGGAGGCTATTCTTTCGGAAATACAGTTCTGGAAGAATGCGGAAAGACGGGACAGTATTTCTACCGTGTCCGTTTTCTCAACTTGGGTATTCAAAGACTTTGCGTTGTCCGCCTGACATTTTCCGAAAATATGGACATCACATTAACAAACGCAAGTATTCGTGTTTCTCCGTTGGGCTTTAGCATGTAGGGGCATTATGAAGAATGGCGAAATAAACAACACCACACCAATAGAAAATTTAAGGGAAATCCTTAACGGAGCATATAGCGTCAATACCGTAAACGGTTGGTCTGTCATCGTTGTCGGTTCAAACTTGGAAATATGGGAACTGTTCTGTCAAAAAGAAGGTTCGTATTTGCTTCCGTCAAAAGCGGACAAAACCTTGATAGCAAAGATTTTCAACAATGATGGAAGCGTGAGCTGTAAGGTCGTGAAGATTGGGCAAACAGCCATTTGCGTTTCTCAACCATGTAAAATTGAAATACAGAAATTGAACACGAAAAATTCGGTCATTAACGAATAAAATTTGGAGGATAATTTATGGGTGTCATGTCCACAATAGCAAACGCCTTTGGCTTCGGCAATGCTGACCAAGTGAACGAAGCCAAAAAAGCCATAAACCAAAATAAAAGTCTTTGGCAAAACAATTACAACGAAAATCAGGACACATTAAACAAGTATCTTGACACGATTTCACAGGCTCATGATGACACATTGAAAAGCCAATACAACCAGGCCAAAACAGATTTTGCGAATGTGGGCACATACGCCCCTTCAAAATTTGAATATGGGAAATCGGTCGAAGACTTCATGTCTCCAGCGATGGATATGAGAATAAAAGCCGCAAGTGATGCCATTACAAATTCACAGGCGAACGCACGGAAACATGTTCAGTTCGGATTATCTAAACGCATTGAACGCAAAGTCACAGGCTATGGCAAGTGAAGAATACGACAAGGCGTTCAACAGATACGCACAGGACAAATCACAGGCTTTACAGGAACAACAGTTCAACGCAAACGAAAACCAAAACGCCTATAGATCAAAAAGCGACCTATATAAAACCCTTATGAATCAGTTGGGGAACGATTACAACACCGACACGACAAACTGGCTTAACGGCATGGGCGATTATTACGGTGGCATGATTAACGCAAATAACGCCTACACAAACGGCTTGGCGAATGTGAACACATCATTGGCAAACGCTTCTTTGTCAGAAAACAATGGCGTTGCCGACATGCTCAACTTCGCCCTCAATACATTCAATTCTGTTATGGCTGGATAAGGAGAAAATTAAATGCTTGGAAGTTGGAATTATTCATTAAACACATTGAACCCTGTTCAATCTCAAAACCAAGTCAAATTCGACAATGGTGCTTTACAGAACCACCAAAAATCAGGTGACGAAAGACAGGAAATGCTGAACAGCATTAAGACCATGCTGGATTATAACCCGAATTTGGATACTTCAATAGCTGACGAAGAACTCCCAGAATTTGAATCGGAAGAAGTCAAGAATGAAGTGGCGAAACAGTTGCTCAATGGCGAGGACTTGGAAAAACTCAAACCAAACGACAGTTCTACACACATAAATTTCGACCAAAGTTCACTTGACAACCACCGTCAAAATGGATTGAAGGGAACCATTAAACAAATGCTCATGAATATGGGCGGTGGCTTGATGGCATTATAAGGGGGCAATATGGCTTTGAATATAGAATGGCAGTTTCAAGACCCAATAGATTTTTCAAATGTTCTTTTAAAGAGCCTTGAAAACAAACAGAAAACCTATAACGATATAGCGAAAAACTTGGGCGAAGGGATTCGCAACACTCACGATTATTTGCTTGATAGGGAATTGGCAAATTTGATGGAAGGTCAAAACGGAACATCACAAGAGCTGAATGATACCGATTTAGAAAATCAAATCGCCATGAACAGGGCTAGACGAATAAAGAAAGACAACACGGCACAAATACAGTGGAATTGGCAAAAGAACCGTGAAGATGCCGAAAGACAGTTCCAACAGAACTTGAAAAACTCGAACGCAAGTCAAACACGAATGAAAGTCAATGGAGCCGCAAACGACATTAGACAAAAGCAAATTTCAATAGCGAACGACTTTAGGCAAATGACATCGACCATCGACCCATTCCAAAGAAAGGCGTATGAAGACAAAATCTTGACTGATTTAGACCAAATGAACATGGCTTATGAAACATTGGCTAGGGCGTACACCCCTGAACAGTTGGCAAGTTTCGGACTTTCCGACATGAACGAATACACGAATAAGGTTAAAGAGGCTATCAAGAAAGGAAAATTCAGTGCTGACGCTGATTTCGCAAAGGTCGTGGAAATAGAAACAGAATATGAAAAACATGTTCGTTCAGGCGACTTGACAGACGAAATGAAAAGTTCAATGCTTACGCAGTTGGAACCTTTGATTCAGAACAATTCAAAAGAAGCATTCGCTCTCAAACAGAAAATTCTAGGTGGCGAAACTGAAAAAGAAACATTCACAAGAGAAACGAAAGCAAACGCACGCTCAAGAGCGATCGGTGCTGGCAACGAAAAGGCGGACGCAAACAAAATGTCATTGGATGAACTTTTAAGCAAATGGCCTTTGACCAAATACGAACAGAACGCACTTGAAAAGCAATACAGTCCAAAAACTCAAAATGACGATGCCACAAAATATAAGTCCATGAGCATTTCAGAAAAGAAACTTTGGAAAGCTCGAAACGAAAACAAGTTTAATTATTTAAGAAATAAGGGGCTAATCTAAAATGGCTACAAATAAGGAAAATCTAATCGATGAACTTGTTGGAACAGCCGTTCTCTATGAACCACAAAGCGATGAAGAAAAATACTTGATGGACATCGCCAAACAGTTGGAAAATCTGTCCGATTCAGAATTGGCGAAATTCATTGCTGTAAATAGAGAAGGTCTTTCGAAGTATTTACCGCATGATGCGACATTGTGGACTTTGGCAAATTCAAAAGAACCAAATTGGAAAGACAAGGACTTGGATTTGCCGGCTTTGTTCAACGACAAGGACATTCTCTATAAATGGAACAATCCAGACGAATATGGCGAAGAAAGAATTGCTGAAATCGCCAAGCAGAATGGGATCCCGCTTCCGACATTGAAAGCGGAACTTGAAAAACAGTCGCTCATTCAATCCAGAAAGGACAATATGTGGCCTGAATGGGCGTTTGGTCATAAAGTGATGAACCCAATCATGAACATGGTTCAAGAAGTTTTCACCCCTCGACTTTATGAAAAACGACTTCGTGAAGGTGTCAATGCCGACTTGTTCACAGACAAGAATGGCGATTTCGACCCAAGTCTTTTGCTTGATGTCGGTGAAAACGCCCTATATGCTGTTCCATACGGAAAGGCCGCTGGAACATCTATAAAACCAATCGGCACGATGTTAAGGGCGAATGGCAAAAAAGGTGCTGTTGCTCGTGGCTTAAATTTCGCCATCGAGAATGGGGCAAATCCTTTCATTATGGAAGGTTTGGACGCTCTCGCATACGATGACCCAGAAAACGACCGTTCATCTTTCAATGTTGGAGATGCCCTTCAAGGGACAGGAACGAACATTGGAGCCCCAGTTTTATTAAAGGGTGTGCCAATGGCTATTTCACGATACAGAAGTGGCTCTGGACGCCCAGACCGTGGTTTACTCAAATGGCTTTATGAAATTGGCGAAGGTGGTGCCGATGATGTCATGGCGAAAATCAGGGCGAACAACAAACGATTTGACGAACTTCAAGAAAGGGCTTTGGCGTTCGGAAAAAGCGATTTGGATGAAGCCGAAAAGGCGTTTCTCAATTCATACCCACGAAACAAAATAAACGATGAAATCTTGGAACAGATTTTTGAACAACCAGGCAAATCATTCAAGGAAAAAGTCGGTAATTACCTGAACACATTATCCGAAAATGAAATGAAGGTTTTGAAACTTACAGATGGTAATGGAGAAAACGCAAAGAAGACAATCACCACGCAAACGACAGAAAATAAAGTTCCGCACGAAACAAGGGCTAGAGAATCCGCAGACGAAATTTTAACAGCTTTGGAAAACTCACCATATAAGGAACTTAACGACAAGGGATTAAAAACAAACAAGAAAATACTTCAAGAAAATTCTGCTAAATCATTTATCACGAATAAATACGGTGATTACGGTTATGAACAGGATAAAAATTCAAACATTCCTGGAATAGGTGTTCTTATAAACTTGATACAAGAAGCCAAACAAGAAAAGGCGGAAAAAGAAGCTAAAGAAGAAGCCATTAAGCGTTATAAAATCAAAATGATGTTGGGGGAATAGCATGGCGACAAGTAGCGAATACAAAAAACTTATAGAAGGTTTTTTGGGTGGTTTGCTTTTGGCGGCTGGTCGTGGAAATAGCAAGATTTCCAACATGCTACCGTCAAACAAAAAATCCGATTATACACATAGCCTTAATTTCTCTTACTCAAATCAGGGCTATGTTCCAAACAGTGTTTCCCAATGGCTCTATTTTGACAAAGCGAAACAATCACAAAACGCAAGCGGAACAAATGCGAATGAACCACAAACGCAAACAGGAACTTCCGTTTCTTCAATGATAAATTCAAGTGGTGGAACAACACCAGCGAACAATGAAACGAAATGGGTGTTTGTAGCAAATCCAATGTGCTGTGAAAAATGCTTGGCGTTAAATGGTCATGTAGAAACATCGCCAACAGAACCGAAATTTTATGGGCATGTTCCTAATCGTGAAGGGCGTTATAACTGTAAATGTCATTGGTTAAGGTTAAAATAAAAAATGGTGCTTAATTAAAAGCACCATTTTTTTTTTGAATTGTATTACTTGAAAATTGTATTAAGAACTTTATTTGCCAAATCCATATCTAATGGATAGCCGTTGCCTATTAATTCAAGATAAATCTCTTTTTGGCAGGCATCCCATTCTCCACCAATAAGCTGGGGTTTTGTATTGTTCTGTTTCATGTAGGAAATCAAAGGCAGACATTCGTCATATTTATGCGTGAAATAATCAAACCATTGTTGTTTATATTGGGCTGGAATTTGACCATAATTATTTTTTTGGGGATTTGATTCAAATTGATAATTAATGCGGTCTATGTGACCTTGGATTTCTGTTTGAACTTCGGGTGTTCTGCTCATTTTTTTTATTCCTTTTAAGAAGTGATACTTTGTTAAGCGAAATAAATTTTTATTCGCAATCGTACAACCTATTTTTTTCTTACTTCCGATTGATTGTATAAAATTTATTACATACAACTTATCGCCAGATTTAGCAGATTTCGCCACCTATTTTTCACTTTATAAAAAGTTTTAATTTGTCCTGAATTTTGGGGTTTACAAGCCAAGTCCTTAATGTAAATTTTTCCTTACAAACAAAATGTTTGTTCAACCAACAGAAAGGAAAACATTATGGATTTTGAAAAATTAATCACCCCCGAAATCGTGAAAGCGATACACGAAACGCCTTACGCCAAATACGATGGCGTGCCGAAAGACGAAAAGAAAGTTATCGCTCATTACTCGTTCATTAAGACATTTCCCCAAAAGAACATTATCGGCATTTCAAAATGCCATTGGTTCGTTCTGGAAGACGATGACTTTGACTCGCCTTCTGAAAATTACCACAACAATTTTGGAAAAGTTGTTTTTGGTGCTGTGGATTTGGGAATGGGTTTGGAACTTGGTTCGTTTTCTCTTGACGAACTGTTTGCCGTAAACGACAAAAACACCCGAGTCTATCGTGACGATTCCTTCGAACCATTGACAAAGACAATGGGCGAAATGATTAAAACCCTTGACATTGAATGGATGGTGTAAAATGGTGAAATATACCCTCGTTGGCGTGAATGGAAACGCCTTTGCCATTATGTCGTATGTGTGCGACGCTCTCAAAACAGAACGGGAAAACATGGAACTTGCCATTGACGAATATGAAACCATAAAGGCGGATTATCTGAAAGACGCAATGGCTGGCGATTATAACCATTTGCTTTGTGTGTCGTTCGATTTGATACAACGAATTAACCGTGACATTGGCTGTGAATTTTCTGACGATGACGAAATCGTTTTAACAAGCAAATCTAACCCCTAACCAAAAAGGAAAACTCAAAATGAAAAACTTCAAAATCACATTCACCATTGAAATGGCTGACGATGTAGCCCCCCTTACCATTGGTCGCATCGTTTCGCAAATCGAGTCGGTCGCCTATGGCGAGCTTGCGAAGGTTGGCGAATTCAACATGAATACTTCTTTTGGAACGATTGGAGCATCGATCCAAAAGATTTCCATTCCTGAACGCTCTCTGGAGAATTTCAAGAAAGAAACCGCCCCCAACATTGGTCCTGTTCCCCCTGTGGAACCCGAACGCAAAAAACGCCGTCGTCGTCGCACCAAGAAGGAAATTCTGGAGGGCAAAAAGTAATGGTCAAGATTGGCGACAAAATCAAAATCATTTCGATGAATGGCGAACCCCAATATGCTGGCAAAATCGGAACTGTGGAACACATTGACGATATGGGTCAGGTTCACGGCACTTGGGGTGGATGTGCCATCATTCCGGGTGTGGACGAATACGAAATCATAACCAACAACAAGGAGCAGGAAAATGCCTAAAAGAAGAGAAACTGAAAATTCTGTAATGTTCGACTGTCTTGCGGTCACCCATGTGGAAGTCTTCCCATTCATGGATGGAACGAATCTCGGCCATCTTAAGGGTTTGGCATCCATCATTCTCAACGACCAACTTCACATTCGTGGGCTTCGCATTAACGATGGCGAAAACGGCCTTTTCGTGGGTTTCCCATTTGACCCCTTCTATAAAGGCGAGGATTTTCGCTCTATCGTGTGCCCAATGACACGCCAACTTCGGGAACACATTGAAAATTGCGTTTTGGAGAAATACCAAGCCGCAATAGCCAAATAGACAGAAAATCCAACCAATACACCAAACCGTAGCCAATGGCTACGGTTTTTTTTCGTCAGTATTTCGTTTCTAAGGGCTTTTTCTTGTTTCGTGGTGGATTTATCCACCATTTCCCCAAAATGGCTCCTTGGACGCTCTACTGCCCATCTCTGGTTCTATACATACATCGTCAAATGTTTATCTGAATGTGAGGTGAAAGAATGAAATCCAGAAAAAGCGGTCATGGCGTTTTGAACCATCGAAAGTCTGTTGGCTATGTGAAACTTCCAACGGTCGAGCGAATAGACGAGATCCTGAACAGCGACTTCGCCCAATATGCGGAAATTCGCATATTTGCGTCAGAATTTGTGAACTGGTTTATGGCAAAATACGGGTGTTCGATGGTTTCTGCCTACAGAATGATGAACCAGCTCGAACATGTCTATGATTATCGCTTTATCAGGTGGTTTTACGGCTAAAAAATCATCGTCTTGAACCTGATTTGGGGGGTGTATTTGGCAATGCTTTCAAATAGGCTAAATGGTCAAAAAATGACAGAAATCCACCTAAAAAGCAACCCCTATATATTGTGTTTCTAAAAGCAATTTTTAGCACAAAACCACAATATATAGGCATAACTTTTTGTAAGGAAATTAAGAAAACCCCTTGAAAATTTTAGGAAATTTGCTATATTTTACAGGTATTCAGGAGCTAAAATCTTGAGCAAAATTGCTAGGGGTTAAGCTCATAAATACCATAGAGAACAAACGCCACTTGAGCCGTTTAGAATGGGGATGGCAAGGTGGAATTTAACAAAAAAAATCAGTTCTTTTTACGGCGTCCAAGCACGCCTATTCGATGATGTGCTTGGGTCGGGAAAAGGACGCTATTTAGGAGAAATGCCGATGAAAAAAATGCGGTAAAAAAGCACAAGTCTCATATAGAAGACGAAAAACAAACCGATTGGTGAATGGGCGTATTTGCCCTACGACCGTTCTGGACTGCGAATATGGAACATCCTTCCATCAAACAGAAAACATAGGCACGAAATTGCTCCCGTTGAACCTACATTCGACAATGAGCAGAGCCTTATATCTGTTGTCAAATTACCACGCAGTTAAAAATTTTGACATAAGTACACATATACAATCTAATGGTAAATTAAACTTTCTTAATTTATCTAATAAGGGTGTATGTATCGCTAAGTCAAAAACTCCAGACGGAGTTCCCGACCCCGCAGACGAAACCATAACTTCACACATAGAATTATCAGAGCAAATCAAGCTATTTTGTCGTGGTCGATTTATCGACACGCAGTGTTTTCCTGCTATCCGAATTCCCCCGACAGAAGATTATCGCTTACGATGGCACTTGAATTATGCCTATAATTCTGTATTCGTGAATTGGTTTAACCTTCAGGAAATCTTGAAGCATTTTGCTCCTGATTACCCTGTAATGGAACTTGAGAACAGCGATGTCATAGCCACAATCAAAAGACACATGGCTATAATGTCACCGTCTAGCGGAAAGTATATAGATGGAATAATCGAATATACTTATACGCAACAGTTCTTTGAAGAATCTTTGCGATTGTTCAAGAAAGTGTATAAAGACCTGAATGTTCTTAAGGGGTGGATGTTGGTTGCTCAGCGTTGCGTTCATAACGATGATGACGATGGGAAACCTAAAATCAAAATTCACTTATATGGTCAAGCAGGGCGTGAGCGACTTTATGAAAAAGTAAAGTCGTGGAATGGCGTGTATTCTCTTGAAATACCGATCTTGACAAAAGAAAAGTTATACAAGTGGTATGCGACAGAAAAACGCAAGTGCGTAAAGGAACTTAAAAGCAAGTTGTCGCCTTATTTCGTGACACGGAAAGGGTTGGGATGCTCAACATGTTTGGGCCTGCGACCCTTCGGATAGGGTCGGATTACAGAACCTGTTTGAGTCCCTTTCCCAACAAGTGAAACGAAAGAAAGTTCAACCTATCGGTGAAAAAGAATGTGAGCAAGTCAAGAAAGAAGTAATCGCTTATCTTGACGAGTTCGTGAACGCTATTGGCGACCAATCGGACGCTATAGCGTATGTTAAACAAAATAAAAAAGGAGAAAGATGATGGAATACAGATGGCTCAATGTATGGGCGAAAGTATATGGGAATCAAACCTATATCTTTTCAAGCTGTCGTGATATAAATTCCGCATATTCTATGCGGTGATACCTACGACCAGTTCGGAAAGGCTATGGGGTTAAAAGCCAAATTCACTGAAATCACGAATAGATGTCAATCGTCAAATAATCCAAGTGCCTTATGCGTAGATTTGGATGAATTTGATTTCGTCGGTGACATCGAATGTGCTGATGTGAATGAGTGTAGAAACTTCCATCGTTTGCTGAATGTGGTTTTCAAGCGTTATTATATTAACGATTTCGGTGGTCCCGCTTTGGCGAACTGCCCGATTGGAGATATAAAGAAAATGTTTGAAATCATACTTCAACAAATGAGAAAGCCTGATTTCAACATCGTTAAACTGATGGGCATTATAGACGGCAAATTTAACGATCCGTCCAATAATACCCCCGGTCAAATCTACATTATTGACAATATAAAAACGGTCAAAGTAGGAGCGTCGCATGATGCCCTCCAGCGTTTCAGAAATCTAAAAGCCAATGGCGAGATTTTCCCGAATGCGACTTTGGTCGTGGTCTATAATGTTGCCGACCAAAATGGATTTGAGGCGAAAGCCCAAGCCATTCTAAATGAACATAAGGCTCAAAACCCCGTTAAGGCTCTGAATAGAAATCCGCAATGGCGGCTTACTTGATGAGCATTTCAGTTGTAATTGGGCTTATGCGTTTGGCGAGATTGAAAAGAATCTTGGATCCCAATACATAAATAGAACGATACACACGCCACCTATTATATAGGCGTGGGTGTCGCATATCATCAAATCACAATACAGAAACAGGGCGATTGTTCGCCCTGTTTTTATTTGTCATTTGATGTTATCGTCATTCGTTTGGATAAGTGACAACGAAAGAAAACTCCGCTATTCAAATCTACCGCAAAATCATTTATGGTGTAATCTTCAAGTAATTTTTTATCAGCACCAAAAATAAATTCATTGCGACCTTTAACATATAGAAGAGTGAAACGGTCTACATCTTCCCATTTCTTGAAATTCGGATTAACTTCACACCACATATCTACATAATGTTCAGTCCATTTTTCATTGAATTTAACAGCATAATAGCATTTATCAGTCGCTTTAAAATCTTTTGTAAATGTATTGAATTTGACTTTACAGCCGTCAACTTCAAATGTGTAAACAGTTGCGTAAGTGAACACCGACAGAAGCAAGCAAAAAAATAAAATCTTTTTCATAAGAATCCTTCTAAATTTTCATTAAACCACTTTTGAAAATCATCTAACTTATCAAAAATCGTTTTAAGTTCCTCAATAGATTTTGAATTGACCAAGTTATATAATTTCTTTTCGCTTGCTTCCGAAACAGAATCGACGCTAGAAGATAAATTCAAGAGTTTGTCAAGTAATGTGCTTACAGCTTCCAGATGTTCGGGCGATTTAATGCGACCTGACATCAAATCGTCTATGTCATCTTGGGCGTTCTCTATAAAGTCCGCTTGATTTACCTTCTCTAATTCGTCTTCAGTCATAATGGGCTTCTTTACCCCCCAAAAAATAAGGCAAAGCAACGAAAAAAAACATTTTTGGATAAAATATAAGTTATATTGGTTGTGAACATAAGAAAAAAAGGAAGAAAAAATGAGCTTAGACCTTATTACAACATTTTACAATAAAGCTCGCAATTGTAATTTTGATGTTTTGGGAGTGATTGACAAGAACGAAGTCATCCACACCCTGGGGTCCGATTCAAAAATTATTGGTAGAATTTTCGAAATGATGATTCAACCGATTTTAGAAGAAATTGCTCAAGAAAACGGTTTTTCTTTGGAAACTCCTGAATCACAAACTGTTTATCCCGATTTTGTGATGATGAAAAATCAGTTGTCTAAAGAAAAAATAGCAATAGATGTGAAAACGACCTATGTTGAAGGTGGTAGCAAGATTGGCTTCACTTTGGGCTCTTTCGCATCGTATATGAGAAATAATACGAAGAACATCGCCTACAAATATACTGATTACATAAAGCATTATGTAATCGGTTTTGTTTATGAGAGAAATGCTGCTGCTCAACAGAGCGAAGCGTATTCTTTCGATCGGCGAAGCGAAATAAAACTTCCGTTCAAAAATGTTCGATACTTTATTCAAGAAAAGTATAAAATAGCAGGAGAAAAACCCGGCTCTGGAAATACAGAAAACATCGGCTCAATTAAAAGTTCCAACTTTGCGGATTTTGTTCAGGGAAACGGTCCGTTTTCTGTTCTTGGTCATGAAGTATATGACATTTATTGGAAGAATTACCCTAAATACCGTTCGACAAATCAAGATTACACTTCTTTGTCAGAATTTCTTAATTGGCTTCCAAAACAAAATAAGCCTGAACTTCTGTATGATTACGACTTTGATGAAGTATTGAGAAAAATAGCGAAATATAAGAACCGATAATTAGATTCTTTTAACCGCAAGCACTTCTATCATTGGGTGACGATTAGATTCTTTCGCTCCAATATGATAGAAGTGTTCTTGTTCAAGCCATTTGAAGTCGGACCACTTTTCTTTAAGATGGTCATTAAAACGAAATTCGTTTTCTTTCCACATAGACAAACAAACATTGGCTTTTGTTTCGTGGGCTAAATCAGCCAACTCATTAGCTTCCGTTTCGGGCCATTCTCCAACATACGATGTGTCACGACCTATATATGGGGGGTCTAAATAGACATAATCATTTGCTGTTGCTTTTTTTATTGTATCTTGCCAATTACAGCACGAAAATTCCCATTCCTTTCCATCCATAATTTCAGAAACTTTCCTAACTTGATTACAGATTTTTGTAATATAAGCTTTGGCGAATCTATCAGGCTTTCGGCAAAACGGAACATTGAATTCACCCTTTCTATTAAACCGAATCATTCCATTAAAGTCACTTCTATTTAAGAAAAGAAATGATAATGGGTCTTTGTTTTTGTTAAAATCATTCCTGACTTTTTTCCAATACTCCACACCGCCTTTTAAAAGCTCTGCTCCATGATGTTCAAGAAATTCCCTAACAATAATGGGCGTGATTTCTTTTTGTTGGATTCCTTTATACAGATTTATGATATGACTGTTTTTATCAGAAACAATTGCTTTTTTCGGAGCAACATTGAATAAAACGACACCTGAACCCAAAAACGGTTCTATCCATGTGGTATTAGGATTTAATTTTACAGTTTCCTTAATAAAAGGAACAATTTTGGTTTTTATACCCTGACACTTGATTGGGGGAACGATAACTGTTTCTGTCATATACATCCTTTTCTAAAGACAAAAATAGAAAAACAAAATGTCATCTTGTGACAAAATGCTTCTTTTTGAGAAAAACAGCTTTTTTTTCAACAGATACGGAGGGTTTCTGTTAGAAATCAAGCTGAAAACGTTCAACCCCGTCCCCAAGTCGTTCTTTTTTTCGAAAAAGGTCTTTGAACATCATTGGCAAAAATAAAGTATATTAAAGAAAAAAGGAATTGATTATGGATAAATTCGACATGTCTGTTTTCGCAAAGAAAAAAGACCTACAAGACGCTCTGAATTATACAAAGAAAAATTACCGTCCACACGACCCTGGAAGTTACCTATACAGAAAAGTTCTTGAATACAAATTTAAAGATAAATTCAAAGACGATTTTCTTGAATTGGTCTATGTCACATTGGCGGCTTGGAATATGAACTCACGAGGGGCAAAGTTAATGGACTTTTCAATCTTCGTTAAATCAATAAAAGAGCATCAAGCCGATTTTGAAAAATTGAAAAATGCGAAAATTGAAAATTTGGAGAAATACAAGGAAACTCTTGAAAAATTATTTTTCGAGCTTAAACTTGTCGCAACCAATAAACCGCCACTTGTCACATTTTCAAAGACACTTCATTTTATTCTGCCCGAATTAATCGCACCCATTGACCGTAGATATACAATTCGGTTCTTTTATGGAACCAGCGACAACAAATGTTTCAAATCCAAAGAAGCACAATTTGAAACATTCTGGAAAATTGAAACCGCTTTTTCAAAGTTCGCACAAACAAAAGACCTGTCTAAATATATAGACGATTATTGGAACAGAAGTGTCCCGAAAATTCTGGATAACGCTGTCATCGGTAAAATTTCATACGACCGTGACCATCCACAGAATTTAAAATAGAACCTTTCATAAATAGAATGTAAACCCCTGAAAAATTATGGGGGTTTCATTTTATGAGGTTTTAGAATGATTGACGAAGCGTTATTGAAGGAATTTAAGGACTTTGAAAGCCGTTCCCACGATTATTTCAGCGATTTCTACGATAGAATAAAAGACGATAGGCTTTTTCTGGGTGGTTCACATTTTGACGAAAACGACAACAAGCGTTTTGGAAAATCCCGCCTTAAAATGCCGGTCGATGTTATTTCAAACACCATTAGAGCCATCGTCAATCAGTATTCGTCAGCACCGTATTCGTGGCTCACGACTGACGAAACATTAAACGATATAGCCAACAGATTTTTAACGACCACCGCCGTCAAAGCATCCATTTATCAGGCTTTAAGAAATTCTACACGGCTATGGTTTGGGATTTCTTAACTTATCCATAGATTACGACAAAAACGGAAACGCTGTTCCTGTTCTCTATTCCATTCCCGATGTGACCAAGGTCTATTATGACCCCGATTCCATTGAAGTAGATGGTTCTGACGCCAATCAAGCAATAATCATTGACATAAAATCTAAAGCGTGGATTAAGAAAACCTACGGCGAAGATTTCGTGACAGAAAAGGGCGACAAGCCACTTATAGATATTTCCGAATCATACGATGAACAGTCCTTGCCCTTAATCACCTATTATGTCAAGTCAAATGGTGGCGTGACGGTCTATAAACTCTTGAACAAGGATTTGCTTGAAGAACCTGTAACGCTAAACATTGACAGGTTGCCAATCATTCCCGTATATGGCGAGGAAATCTTTATAGATGACAAGTTAAGCCACCGTGGAATCGTTTCCCAATCAAAACCAATACAGAAACTCATCGATTACAGTTATTCCCAGCTATGCGAACGCTTGGCGAAAGCACCAAAGAACGCATGGGTTGGAACGAAAGAAGCTATTGAGGGGAACGAGGAATACTTTAAGAACTTTGACAAGTCCATAAATCCACTTTTGATTTACAACAAATACGATGACAGAAAGGATAAAAACGAACCGCCTACACGCATAGACATGACGATTCAATACAATGACTTGACATCAGTCCTTCAAAATTCGCTCGCCATGCTCCAATCAATTACAGGTGTGGAATCCATTGGAATCCCTGACCAAAAAGTCGAAATGACAGCAACGGAAGCGTTGCTCAATGCGAAATCATACACGAACAATGTCAGAAATTATTTTGACAACTTGAAAGAATCTTTCAAGTCCGCAGGACATGTTTTCTTTCAGTTGCTTGGCTACGATGTAGAAGTTTCTGTAGAGCAGGGTCCCGAAGACCAAATGGCACGACAGATGGCAAGAGCAGAATTATTACAGTTGGCTCAAATCGTTCCAGAAGAAAAAAGAATGGATTTGGTCGGGGCGATTACTTCCACATTGGATGACAACCAATTTATAAGACGATTTAACCAAGCCGTATTTGATGGCGTTTCTCCCGAAGTTATGCGATTACAGCAACAACTTCAACAACAGCAAATAGAGTTCCAAAACCAAATACAGCAAATGGCACAAGCGAATCAAGAACTTAAAAATCAAAATCAGCAACTCAATGTTCAGTTGGTCGCTATGGAACAAAACAACAGAAATGCTCTTGTTGTCGCTCAAATGGATAACCAGACCGAATTACAGAAAGAAGCCATGAGACTTCAAGCACAATCGGAAAATCAGGACGCTGAAAGAGCGACAGAACTTCAAAAAGAAGCATTTAGACAGAACAACGAAAACGCCCGATTGGTCGCAAAGATTGAACAGAAAAACAACGAACAAATTATAAATCAGTTGAGGGGTTAAAATGATAGCTTTCGATAAAGACCAGAGATTAGATATAAACGGAAAGCCATTATACGGTAGAATTTCATTCTTTCAAAAAGACACCGACCAACTTGATGAAATTTTTGTCTATAACGAAAACGACCAACTTGTTCCTTGTGAAAACCCTGTATATACTGACATAAATGGTTTTCTGGAATACAATGTAATTCTTGAAAATAAAATTTATACAGTTCATCAAGAAAAGTATCTGGGCGATTATAGCGACCCGAAGACGGACACACGCCCCCAAATGTGGGCTGACGATAGAACCTATTATACAGGGCTTGAAATCTCAAACGGAAGTCAAGATTCCGTCGTTTATGGCTATGAATCTATAGCGGACGCAGATACTTCTTTGGGATCGATTACAGTTGTTGGCTACCATACAAACGATGACTGCGGAGCCAGAACTTATGTTTGGGATGAAAACTCAAACGATGCCATAGATAACGGACAGGTGTTCGGCTCACGACTTCAATCGGGGGGGCGTTGGTTGCTTGTTCATTCGCTCCCATACATTCCATCGGAGTATTATGGCGTATATGAAGGACATTTGGAAAATATGTCTGCTCTATTTGGGGCTTCATACGAATACGGAACCGACAACAGGATAATTTCACCCAAAGTCATCAAGATGAAAAGGGGTGATTACAACATACAAGCGAATTATTCGACAGGGCGAACATTGCTTTTGGAAGACCAAGTCGATTTCGGTTCTGCCCACACGATAACATGTAAGAACATTCAGTTCGCTGGTGCTAGAAATTCAAAACCCATTGGAAACTTCCATTTTAACGGTGGATATGTAGAAGTTGATTCTCTCATATTCTACGACCTTTTCGAAATGCTCTATTCTGGAGCAAAGACAATCCACATTTATAATAAGTTGGCTTCGCAAACGAACGCAAAGACCGGCAACATCACTTGTTCAAACATCACTTTTATTGGTCACGGTCAAATAGAATACACAAACAACGCATACCATATAACATTTGACGGATGCCATTTTATAGGCGACCATTTCTTAAAACCTGGCTATACATTCTATCAGAGAAATATGGTCGTTTCCGACAAGCCATTCTTTCGGTTCTTTTGACCATACAGGCGTGGATATAGCGACCTGTACATTGGATATAGACAATTTTGAGAGCGTAGATACTTTCGTTTTAACAGCTCGTTCATGTGGTTTCACCACAATAGACTTAAATGGAAGAAGTCTATATTCAAGACCTAATGTTTCCACATTACTTATTGGTAGCGGATTAACTTATATAAACGGTTCATTGGGGAACATTTCCATTCAGGAAAACACATATTTCAACAACTGTAAAATAGACAAGATTAGACTGATTGGTGCGTCAGAAGTTGGCTTTGTGAGCTGTAGAATAGGAACACTTGTTCACGAATCACAAGATACAGTCATTACGCTTATAGATTCTTGGGTGGCTGAACTCCAGCACAACAAAAATTTGAACTGTATATTGGGTGCGACACAATCAGTTTTTCATTCGTCAATAGGAAGTGGACTTACACAAGGTGCTGTTGGCGACAATACAAACCCATTTGTAGGTGGAATAACCCTTTTAGATTGTTCCGTATATGGCGACATCGTTATAAGGGGTGCGTTGGATATACAGAACACGACAGTTTCGGGTTCTGTTTGGACGCAAGATTTTCTATTAAATGGAACTGAAAATTTCATTTATAGCGTTATGAGAAATTGCGTAATAGGTGGCAGACATTTATTACAACATTATCAACCTTACAGAACAGGCGTAAAATCCACTTGTTTTTGGATTGGAAATCATTTCATGAATACAGAAAAGAATCCAATCTATCCCGAATCATGGTCAGACCCACTTGGGGAAGGAAAATTCACACGAAACGACTGTTCGACGCTCTATCTTGACCCATATCCAGCACACCATACTTGGCTTTATAAGAGCAATAGCGGGCCAAAAGTCATTCCCGATTATCCAATGGGAAATTACACAAGCATTATAAACATTGGTGACCCGCACGGAGTTGAAGGCTATGCGACAATTCAAGAAGTTCCCTATGTTGCCCCAGGTCATTCTATAAAGGCAGTCCATGATGGCGAAGACGAAAGAATGGATTATGAAGACTTGTATATGAATGATTTAAGGGTAAACCTTCGTTTCTATAGGGAAATGTATTGGACGGGGCATCATGAAACAATACACCGCCCTGATTATCTTGGAAATTCTGCTGTTGTTCGTTCATTCGCAACAAATAAAGATTACACATTTGACGGTGGCTATCATTGGACATGTAGGCCGAGAAAAACAACTGGTTTTTGGGAAAACTCTTCTGAAGCATATTTCAGAATAATGTTTTCAATAGATTCAGATAATCACGATTGGGGCAATATGGAAGAGTACGGAAGTCTTGACATTCTGCCTTATACAAGCATAATATATACAGGTTAATTTGAGGTTTGAAAAATGATACAGTTATTATTTGACCCGAACATTCAATTCATGTTGAAGAATGGAACAATAAACACAGCACGGAATCTTGAATGTTTACCACGATAGCGACACGAACGGAAAGTATCCTGTTCAAACATTCAAGGATCCCGACGGTTCGACATTAAACCCCAATGACATAATTTTAGACAACAATGGAAGGGCTGTTGTCTATGTCAATAACGATTACCGATATAGATTGGAAGTTTTCGACAAGGACAAAAATCTTTTATGGACGACTGACAGCATCCAACCTTCAAACGGTGTGGCGATTGAAGGAACTTATGTTTTATCCATAAGGGGTGACGAATATATTTCAGTAAATTCTGAAACAGTTGGTCAATGTGTCAATTATGACTTGTCTTTGTCACCAACGGCAAAGGGGGCTATAGATGGCTTCTACGATTCCGTAAGTGGCAACGAAGCCCTTTATAATGCCATTCAAACAGAAATTCAGAATAGAAGCGACAACGACAACCAAATTTATAATACGCTCAATGCTTCTATAACAAATGTTCAGGGTTCTTTGATTTCTGAAACAATGAACCGACAAATGGCAGACAATGAACTGAGAACGCAAATAGCAGCCGCCAAAACAGAAGTGAAGAATACAGATGGCACCATAAGCGTTCAGGAAGCCACAGCGTCTGATGGTCATACAATCTATACCATCGCTGGCATTGGGCAAGCACCGAATGTTTCTGTTCAATCTAGCGACCAATCTATAACCGTAACGGAAACGACACAAGTCGATAGCAAAATTTTTGACTTGTCTATAGCTTCACAATCAAACGAATACGGCAAATTTTATTCAAACAATGGGGCAACATGGACGAAAGTTTCTGGAAACATAAATGTTTCTAATTCAAACATAGCCCTAAGACAAGGTGGAGTTTACCATATTACGGCAATAGCCACACTTTCAAATTCTGTTGCTACCGAAGATTATTACAGTTTTGACATTTACACAGGCGATTCATTACACACAGTTTCAAATGTGGATTGTTCAATAACAGGAACTCACATTTACGAATTAAGTTGGGATCAAAACGCACCATCTACTTTTATAACAAGCGTTAATTTACCAAGTCGAAATTTCACTTTAACTTCTTTATTCTTCCACATTCACAGGGTCGATAAACAAGTTGGTGGTGGTGGCGGTTCTTCAAATAACGACAAGGTTGCTGTGGACTCAAGTTCTACGGCTGGCTATTTGGAAGATGTCCTAAAGGCTACAGAAAACTCCGACATTCAAATAAGTAAGCTCAATGGAAAACTTTACTTGGATGTTCTCACGCCCGACACATCAGACCCTAAACTTTCCGTTTCGACCATTGACCTTGTGGATTCAGCGAATGACGGAACAAATCCTTGGAATGTTCACGATGTCACTCCTGGAAATCACGACAACCACAACTGCTACATTTATAAACGATTGGCAGACGCAAAAGGTCAGGTCACCAAAGTCGATTTTGCCGTTGGAACAGTCCAACTTTACGGCTGTATTCAAATAGGGATTTTCGACTTGAACGGAAATAAACTTGGTGAAACAGCATATACGAACTTGACACAAGGTTCAAATCGCCATTACACACTTCCACTTACAGAAACAAGCGAAGGTTCACTTTATCTACAAAGAAACACCTTGTATTATGTGGAAGTCGTATATAAGGGGCTTGAAATCATTGGTCAGACACATACGGCTTATTACTTGTTCGATTACACGATGGCTTATAACCGTTACGGCTATTGTGGTGAAGGTCGTTTATATGACCCAACCGACATGTCGTTCAACAATGCCGCAAACATTCTTTATTTCCTTCAATTCTCTGGAGATTAAACCATGTCCAAAATAAATAAAGTTCTATACAACATTTCACAGACCCTTAACGAAGAAGAAAAACTTCAAGCGAGAACGAACATCGGGGCACACGCCACAGACGATTTTAATACTTATGCTTCAAATACAGCCGCCACGATTATAAATCTACAGCGAACATTAAGCAACAAACAAGACATATTGACCGCTCGGCGATAATATAACGATTTCAAACAATGTAATTTCAGCAAATGTTCCTTCTTCTTCAAACGATGTGGGCGTTTATGAATGTTATGTTACGATGGTGCTTAATGGAACAGATACAGAACTGTGGAATCCAAAACTGTTAAGCCCAAACGATTTTACTTTAACCCACATTTACACGAACTGTACACAATCCACTTGCCCTGTAAGGGTCAGTTGTACTTCTTCGGAAGACGCACGACTGAAAGTTTCTCTCAATAACAGCATACATTCCATCATGTGTTCATCCATCGTGTTCGTGAGCGAAAACGCAAACTTCGCTAATGAACTTGCGTGCTGGGGCTATGATTCATCAAGATGTCAGATTGTTGCTGGAATGAACAGAATGTGGCATTTACAGCACAACGACCTTCTAGACCAGAACGGAGTTCGCTCTCTCACAAACACACTCAAACAAGGAACATTGACAGTTTCTTTTACATTCTCATTCAATGTATAAGGGGGAAATATGGAAGAAATCATAAGCACCCTTTTAAATTCAAATAACGCCATTTCTATAATATGCGGAACTGTGGTTTATCTAATCATATACTTTCAAAGAAAGAACACTCGGCACACAAAGAAACAACGAATACAACGAAATGAAAACAGAATGTGCTTTGCTCAAACAACGCATAGAAGCCGTTGAAGCACAGACCCATACATTGAATAATAAACTTGACGAAATCGTGTCAGGGATTAACGCCTTAAACATAAATGTGGCGAAACTTACGGAACGAATGAAAATGGAAAAATAAACCACAAAGTCGCCTAAAACAAAATCGACTTCAAAACCACACAAAACCCATTCCAAACGACAAACACCAAATCAAAACCACATTCCAGAAAATCGAAACTTAACGACCAAATCAAGAAATAAGGTTTGGTCATTCCATTTTGATTTCTGTTTGTGTGATTTTGGGAGCGATTACAGAAAGCCACGAACATTCATTTTATTGTGTCGCTATCGCTTGGCGATGTAGCACTTTGGTGTTGAAGTAGCCCCAAGTGTTTAAAATTTTAAACAGAAGGCGTTTTTAATCGTCTTTTTAGCCCCGAAAAGCTA